GGGGTGGGCGGGCCTTGCGCCAAAGGCACAGGTCAGGGTAGCCCCCACGAACAATTTTTATTTTTTAACTAACGCCGCAAGCCAAACACTTACGCCCCCACATCAGCCCCCACATGGCATAGGTCAAATAGGCCATATGGGCCAAATTATGGTATAACGCAGCCATGTTCCAGTCCCTACCACTGGCTATACGACCGCGACTTCAAGCAACAGAGGCGCGTCTGGATGCTATATACAAAGCATCATCTATGGGTTTGAAAGGAGATTCATTGGCACTGGCGTCGGGGATGCTGCCTTTGGAGTACCGGCAATTGTGCCAATTTGACCCATTGGCCGAACTGGCCGCGCAGAAGGGCAAGGCTGATAGTGAGTTGCGCGCAGCGCAGCGTCTGAACGAGGCGTCTGAACAAGGCGACGCCAAGGCGAGCCTGGCCATACTCCAACACGTTCACGGCTGGACAGCACGGCAGGAGATTAGTGTGGACGTGTACCAGAAGATCAGCGTCATCACGGCGCTTGAGCAGGCAAGGGCGCGTGTGATCGAGGGGACGGTGGTGGGCTGATGGCAGACAACAAGCTGGCGCCCCAAAGCAAGAACAAGCTGCCATGGTACGAGCAAGCGTTACCAATGGAAGGCCGCGCCGCCTTTCTGCCTTATCAGGACACGCTGCCGGGGTCAGTAATGAACCAACGCAGCTTTGCGTTGCCGGGTGTTATTGCTGGCGCGATCAATGCAGTTACCGCACCGGGGCGAGCCTACAGCGGCAGCGACCCTATGTTTGACCCGCAAGAAGAAGCGGCGAACTTTGCTATGAACATGATGGGCGGCGGCATGGGCGCGTCAAGGGCGGCGCCCCCACCCGCCGGCGCGCTGGGCATGTTTATTGGTAAAAACGCCAAAACATGGGACCCAATTGCTGCTGCCAAAGCGGTAGAGTTAGAAAAAGCGGGTGTAGACGCAAAAGCAATCTGGCAACAAACCGGCACTTGGAAAGCACCCGACGGCATGTGGCGGCAAGAAATACCCGACGCAACCGCCGGCTTTAGAATGGACTTTAACTCGGCTGTGCCAAGCAAAAGCAATGCATATAGCCCAATAAAAGACATGCCTATCGGCGGCGCGTTTAACCATCCGGATCTATACCCGGCGTACCCAGACATACTACGCACTGGTCGCATGGAAGTAGCTAAGTCACCTGATTGGATGCCCGCATCAAGCAATTCCGGAAGCCAACGGGGCAATCAGTTTACCGTGCGGGATAAAACTGAAGCTGGCGCAAGGTCTACGGTTTTGCACGAGTTGCAACACGCGGTGCAACAACGCGAAGGTTTTGCCCCCGGCGGCACACAAAGCCAATTCTACAACGAAGCGTTACTTCGTTTAGTAGCCGAAAATCCTCGAACACCGCCAAGCAGACTAACTAAAGCCGCAGAAGATGAAGCGTTTGCGCGGTATCGTGCGTTAATGGGCGAAGCTGAAGCGCGGGCTACTCAAGCGCGGGCTAACCTAACCGCTGCCGAGCGAAGAAATGTATTTCCGGAAGAGTCATACGATTTGCCGTTGCAACTTTTACGGGCTAAATAATGCAACTACCGATCTATCAGTCTGAAGAAGAACAGCGGCTGATGGTCGAGCTGTGGTCCCCGGCGTTAGCCGACGACCCCGAGGCGTTTGTTCTCTTTGCCTTCCCCTGGGGCCAGAAAAACACCCCGCTGCACAAGTTCAAAGGACCGCGCAAGTGGCATCGCGATGTCCTGCGCGACATCAAGCGACATATAGATAACAACAAAGGCAAGGTGCAGATGGACACCTTGCGGGAGGCGGTGTCCTCAGGCCGGGGGATTGGCAAGTCAGCGTTGGTCAGCTGGTTGGTGCTGTGGATGCTGACCACCCGCATCGGCGCGAGCGTCATCATCAGCGCCAACTCGGAGTCACAGCTACGGTCAGTGACCTGGGCCGAGTTGACCAAGTGGGCGGCGATGACCATCAACAACCACTGGTTTGAGATCAGCGCAACCAAGCTGGTGCCAGCGGCGTGGCTATGCGAGTTGGTCGAGCGCGATTTGAAGAAAGGCACACGTTACTGGGCCGCCGAGGGCAAGCTGTGGTCGGCGGAGAACCCCGACAGCTACGCCGGGGTCCACAACCAAGACGGCATGATGCTGATCTTTGATGAGTCAAGCGGCATACCCAACCCAATCTGGGAGGTCGGCGCCGGGTTCTTCACCGAGAACACACCGGACAGGTACTGGTTTGCCTTTAGCAACCCCCGGCGCAATGAAGGCTACTTCTTTGAGTGCTTCCACGCCAAGCGGGCGTTTTGGAACACGCGCAGCGTGGACGCCCGGACGGTGGAGGACACCGACAAGCAGGTCTACGAGCAGATTATTGCCGAGTACGGCGAGGACAGTCCCCAGGCCAAAGTGGAGGTGTATGGTGAATTCCCAAGCGCGGGTGAGGATCAGTTCATCTCGGCGGTGCTGGTGGACGATGCAGCAAAAAGACCCCGATATAAAGACGCCACCGCACCTGTGGTTATGGGAATTGACCCAGCGCGAGGCGGTGCTGACTCGACGGTTATCGTGGTCCGTCAAGGGCGCGACTTGGTGGCGATAAAACGCTACTCGGGCGAGGACACCATGACCATCGTGGGGCGGGTGATTGACGCCATCGAGGAATACAAGCCTACGCTGTCGGTAATTGACGAAGGTGGCCTTGGATATGGCATACTTGACAGATTGACAGAACAACGGTACAAGGTGCGTGGGGTCAACTTTGGCTGGAAGGCCAAGAACGCCATTATGTGGGGCAACAAGCGGGCTGAAATGTGGGGCAACATGAAGGACTGGCTGAAAACAGCGTCCGTCCCAACCGACCGGCAACTAAAAGCCGATCTGCTCGGACCCATGAAGAAGCCCAACAGCAGCGGTACGATTTTCCTTGAGGGGAAAAAAGAGATGCGAAGCCGAGGACTGGCCTCACCCGATGCCGCTGACGCGCTGGCCGTCACGTTTGCCTTCCCCGTCGCGCACCGCGAGTATCGCGAACCCGCGCGCCGGATAAACTCTCAGTCAAACAGCGTAACCAACTCTTGGATGGGATCGTGAAGAAAAGCGTATCTCTAGCGGTAGGTCGCGGCGAGAAACTCCCCGTCAGTAAGGGCGCTGGTTTGACCGCCAAGGGTAGGGCCAAGTACAACGCAGCCACCGGCAGCAATCTAAAGCCACCGGCGCCCAGTCCCAAGACCGCCGCCGACAAGGGGCGCAAAGCGTCATTTTGTGCGCGCATGTCGGGAGTGGTCAAGAACGCCAGCGGCCCCGCTGAACGTGCAAAAGCATCACTTAAAAGGTGGAAATGCTAATGAAACACGGACTGTATGCCAACATCAACGCAAAACAGGCCCGCATCGCTGCGGGCAGCAAAGAGAAGATGCGTAAGCCTGGTGCTGCTGGCGCGCCAACGGCCAAGGCTTTCAAGCAGTCGGCCAAAACTGCAAAAAAGAGGTAGCCATGCCACTGGTCAAGTCAAAAACGCCGCAAGCGTTCCGCAAGAACATCAAGGCCGAGGTTGCTGCCGGCAAGCCGGTGAAGCAGGCGGTGGCGATAAGTTATGCTGTTAAGCGCGAAGCTATGAAGAAAAAAGGCAAGTAGTGGCCTATCAAGACACAGGCATCAACGAAGCCGGGGCAGTAGCCTCTGGCGGCACTAAGCGTGACCGCGACGATGGCGACATGCTGGCGACGATGCGAACGCGCCTGACAATGGCGATCTCGGCGTATTCAGATTCCCGCGAAGACGAACTGGACGACCTGCGCTTCCGTGCTGCGTCACCCGACAACCAGTGGCAATGGCCGGCGGATGTGCTGGCAACACGCGGATCGGTGCAAGGGCAGACGATCAACGCGCGACCCTGCCTGACCATCAACAAATTGCCGCAGCATGTGCTGCAAGTCACCAACGACCAGCGCCAGAACCGGCCATCAGGCAAGGTAATACCGGCGGATGACAAGGCCGACATCGAGGTGGCCGAGATATTCAACGGTTTGGTGCGCCACATCGAGTATATCTCGGATGCTGACGTGGCCTACGACACGGCTTGCGACAACCAAGTGACCTTTGGTGAGGGTTATTTCCGCATTCTGACCGAATATTGCGACGACAACAGCTTTGAGCAGGATCTGCGAATTGGGCGTATTCGGGACAGTTTTAGCGTCTATATGGACCCAACTATCCAAGATCCTTGCGGATCTGACGCGGAATGGTGCTTTATTAACCAAGAAATCACCAAAGACGAGTACGAACGCGAGTTTCCCGATGCAGCAACCCTGTCCAGCCTTGCCTACGGCGTGGGCGACGGGCAATTAAACGCCTGGATCAACCAAGACACGGTGCGGATTGCGGAATATTTCTATATAAAGCACGAAGCCAAGAAATTGAACCAGTACCCCGGTGGAATGACCGCGATGGCGGGGTCGCCAGAGGCAAAACAAGCCGAAATGATGGGTTTTGTACCTACAAAAACCCGAGATGTGGACGTTCGGACGGTCAAATGGTGCAAAACCAACGGTTTTGAGGTGCTGGAGGAGCGTGATTGGGCGGGCAAATACATCCCCGTAATCCGCGTGATCGGCAACGAATTTGAGATAGATGGCAGGATGTACGTTAGCGGTCTGGTGCGAAACGCCAAAGACGCACAGCGCATGTACAACTACTGGGTAAGTCAAGAGGCCGAGATGCTGGCGCTGGCACCCAAAGCGCCATTTATCGGCTACGGCGGTCAGTTTGAGGGCTATGAGCAGCAGTGGAAGACCGCCAACATCAACAACTGGCCCTATCTGGAGGTCAATCCTGACGTTACAGATGGGCAGGGCGGCGTGTTGCCGCTGCCGGCGCGGTCGCAGCCACCGATGGCCTCAACCGGTCTGTTGCAAGCCAAAGCGGGGGCGGCAGACGACATTAAGAGCGCAACCGGGCAGTACGACAGCAGTCTGGGCGCCACCAGCAACGAGCGTTCGGGGCGGGCGATTCTGGCGCGGGAGAAGCAGTCCGACACCGGCACCTACCACTATGTGGACAACCTGGCACGGGCGATCCGGTACGCCACGCGCCAACTGGTCGATCTAATACCGAAGATCTACGACACGCAGCGCATCGCGCGCATCATTGGTCTGGATGGCGAAACAGATCAGGCCATGATTGACCCGATGCAACCGATGCCGGTTCGGAAGATCCAGAACGAGGCTGGCATTGTTATTAAGAAGATCTACAACCCCAATGTCGGCAAGTACGACGTTGCGGTGACCGTTGGTCCGAGCTACATGACCAAGCGGCAGGAGTCACTCGACGCCATGAGCCAACTGCTGCAAGGCAACCCGCAACTATGGGCCGTGGCCGGCGACCTCTTTATCAAGCACATGGATTGGCCTGGCGCGCAGGAGATGGCGGCGCGGTTTGCCAAAACCATTGATCCTAAACTGTTGTCAGACGAGGACGACCCAGCGCTGCAAGCGGCCAACCAGCAGATGCAGGCAATGGGCCAAGAGATGCAGCAGATGCAGCAGATGCTGCAAAACGTCAGCCAGTC